ATAGTTTAGCAGTGTTACTGCAAAAGCCTTAGTGCATTGACTGGGGCGTACCAAGTTTTGTCATTGAACTTCCACTCGTCACGCTTCGCTTCGTGTCCGTACATCCAACCGACTGCAACATAAGGTTCACCTAACCAGTCAGGTGCTACCCGTCGGGTGCGTTTCGCTAGACCACCGACTACCAGTGCGTACTTAAGTGTCTCGTCGTCGTGGATGGTCATGCGTAGACCATTCACTTGACCAGAACTGGTAGGGAAACCACGAGGGAACGCATAACGAACCTCACCGTAGCCAGGGATATCTAGTGCACTCTTGAACTTATTGACATGAGGTTCAAATTCATTCATGCCCATCATCCGAGCGAAAGCAAGTTCGCTTCCAGCACAAATCATGTGTTGTAAAGATTCCCAAACATCTCCTTCGGAGTAGTTCATGTTGCGTTGTGGTTGTCCGAGCATGGGTTCTTGGCGTAGCCATCCGACTCTGGCACAGATGGCTTCTTCGGCAACGGTTAGTTGGTATGACCAGCGTGACCCGTCACCCACGAGCAAGTTCCCTTGATAGGCGTTCAACTTCAGTTGATAGTTCAAGCACTTTAAGTTTGAGTTCGTCACGCTCGGCTTGTACCTTGGCGAAGTCTTGCTCTGCGAACTGGATACCTTTTTCTTGGAGCCATTCGTAAGCGTCGTCTTGATGTATGTACTCACTCATTAGTATCCTGCTTCCTTAAGTAAGACAGCGAACACAGAGGCAGGCATCACTGCATACCAATCACCAACAGCAGTGGTTCCTCGCTTCTTTGCGATGACCGAACCAACACTGACACCAGCGTTATCCATCTCAACCTTCAATTCTTTTAGCCACTCAGAGAGCGTGATGGTCTTGCAGTTCTTAACCTCAATGACCACAGGTGCACCCATGTTGATGTCGCCCTTGTCAAGATTGCCTTGAAGTGCACGACGCTCTGCGTACAGCCAGCCTTCTGTCTTAAGCCAGTTCACTACGGCAGTCTCAGCCGATGTTCCTTTTTGTTTTGCTTTACTCATTACATCCTCTGTAAAATTCATTGCCCCATATTTCATACGGGTGGTATCCAAGTTTCACTGCCCATCTATCTGCCAAGTAAACACTCAGTCCTCTAGTTTTCCACTTGTGGGTAGCACTGGTCTTGATGGAGGTGATGCGTCCGTCACGAGTCAGCCTGTCAATAAGTGGTTCACCGTCAAGCATTAAGACAGTAGGTCGTATGTTTCTTCGGTACTCTCGTGCATCTTCAACACATATAGTGCATCGGCATTTGTACTTAAGATAGGTAGAGCGTCCATGTATGCGTTCATTAGACACCCCACCACGCCCTGTTCTTCTTCTCCCATTTGCGGTAATGCTCATGTTCCACTAATGGTGTGTGCTTGTCTAGCGAGAGGGCACTGGAGTGGGCTAACGCATTGGCTATGCGCCTCCACTCTTGTACCTCCGCTTGTGTGTGCTTTAGTTGAACGCTCAACAGTTTGTTTCTTTCTTCCATGTTGTCAAGAAGTTCTTCGTAACTGGACATTACTTAGCAAGTTCTCGTTCTAGTTCTTGACGGATTAAATCACGGAATAGTTGTGACCGTTTTGTTTCTCGTTGCTTACATAAGAAAGCAATCTGTTCTAACTGTGATGGGGTGACACGCAAGCCGATGATGTGGGCTGATGCTTCACTGGCTGTTGGGTCTACTGTTCTTTTGTTAGCCATTACTCGCCATCCTTGAATGATGCGAGTTCTTTGAACGCTGACCGTAGGGCTGGGAGGTGTGACTCCATCCAAGGGGTGCCGTCGGGGATGCCTGCGTTGGCAGCGACAGCCTTCGGGTTGATTCCTTTGGCTTCACAGGCGGCGTTGAACTGGTCAATCTGTGGCTGGGACAGTGGGGTTAGGGTCTTGGGTTTAGCCTGCTTAGGAGCCTGCTCAGTGGCACTGGCGGTGGCTGTGGGGCGTGGCTTAGATGGGGCTGGGTTGTGGTCTAGGTCTTCCCATTCGTTCTTTGTCCACAGGTTGAGGCTGATGCCAAAACGCATGGCTCCGTTGCGTAATGCATCTCCATAGAGTTGCTTGTCCAGGTCAAAAGCGTTTGCCTTTGCTGTGCCGATAGCAAGACGGGCGGTGCCAAGCAGTGTCAGTTCAAACCACATGGTTGCCATGTCATTCACAATGTTCATGGCTGGTCGTCCGTTGTCCCATGCAATAGGAACTAAACGCCAGTGTGGGTCAATCTCAATCAGGATACGGGTGATGTCTGCGTGACCTACGAAATCAAGTTGCACTCCACCTTTAGGTAGTTTGCCCACAATCTTCGGGTCTGGTACTGCGTACTTATTCAGTACCTCTAGTAGTTCTTTAGTATTTTCTGTTTCCATTATTTTTCTCCCTTCAAGAGAAATGTACGGGTGTGTACTTCTTTTATGTATTGCTTGGCAAGGTCGGGATGGGCAAGGCGCAGTGCTTTAGAATCAAATGACTCCCGCTTCTGTCCCTTCCATGTCGCAACTGTGACACCATTCAATATAGCGGTGTCTGCTTCACCTAGCAACTCGCAAACCTCTGCTTTTAATTCATCTTCCATCTGCTTGTACGATGCAAGTTCACTGCGTACATGACGCAACCTCTGTATTAAGTCAGCAGTTTCACTAGGCAACTCAACACTGCGGGACACAGGACGCTGATACCTAGTCTGAATAGTTTCATAAGACCACCGAACACCTGATGGTGTCATGCCTAACTCAACACTGTTCAACCACTCGGTCACTGCTTCAATATGTTCAGCAACTTCTTCTTCGGTGATGACCTGTTCCACCAATGTGAGGCGCAGGGTGTTGTCAAAGATTGCCCAAGTGACACGCTTGGCATCAGCACAAATGTATTGCGTGATACCTTGGATGCGCCAGTAATCAGGGAGGGTGCCTGAGTATTCACGGCTTGTGGTCTTGACCTCAAGGATGTGGCGTGTCTCCTCGTTCCAACCGTCAAGGGTAGAGATAAGATGACAACCTTTATCTGTGTCGTAACAAAACAGTTCCTTAGGTGTTTCAAATTCAACACCGAGTCTGTCGCCAGACCATGAGATGATGGTGTCTTCAAGGCGGTTGCCTGTCTCCATCGCTGCATTGGGGGTGATAGGTGTAGGTGCGACACCTGATAGTTGTTCGGCTGCATAGTGGTCTTTCTTTACGAAAGGATGCAAGCCATAGATAGCGGCTGCTGCACTGGCTGAGATTCGGCGGTTGCCTTGCTCATCCATGTAACGCTGATTCAGCCATGCTTGTGAACCGTGTGGTTCTTTGTGGATACGGTATCGGTTGAAAGTCATTTGACTCCCCCTTCTCTGTGTAACAGTTGTTGCGTCACAGAGTACAGGTGGGGTGTGTCAATGTCAAGCGTTTAGTAAAACAATTTTCCTGACCATTGCAACAGGTATATAAAACAAGTTAATACCTTCACCATCGTGAATACTTTGCAGTAAAGTCACATGGTTTTCTTTAGAGCCAGCGTCACCAACAGGCACAAGAAAGCCTACTGATTGAACTAACACTTCACCGTCGTCTTCTACATCGTCAAGTGTTAGCCAGCCTGCATCACCACCACACGCATCAGCCCAGTAGATAAGAGCCACTGGGTATTCTTGCGGTGCGAACTCAATCGTCTGTTGGGTCATCAAGAGGTTCACCTTCCACTCGGCACTCAACACAGTACCGTCCCGTCTTTGACAGCCACATCTCTCCGCATTGCGGGCACATAAAAAGGTCACGGGTATTTGCCATGCCTCAATAATACTAGAGGTTTAGGCTGCTTGGGTTTGCTTACTGCGTAAGGATTCTAACTGTGTTACAGCCCAGAAGAACTGGTCTTGTTGTGCTGGCTGAACATGGATTTTAGATAGGAAATACAGGAGTGTTTCAATTGCTTCGTTAGTCATAGGACTTAAGACACTACCACTACCAAGGCTTCGTAATGTAATCCTCAACCTTTGTCATACGGTTTTCAATGCGGTCAATAGCATCACGCAATGAAGTACCACCGTTATTATTCATGTGCATCTCAACAGTAGTGATTGCTTTATCTAGTCGTTGTCCCCACCGAAAAACAGGTCTAACAAGACTACGATAGATAACACCGATAGAAACAATAGACCCAGCAATTGTAGCAAGAACACTAACTACCGTCATTTCCCGTCGCACCACTGCCAATGCCAGTGTTCAAACTCTGGCGACTTCATGTTGTCCCCTTGAAGATAGAACCCAAAGGCAGGTGCGTTCTCACACATCCACTTAAAGCCCTTCTTATCGGATGCCAAGCCGACAATGTTGCCACCCTTGCCTTCCGTTGCCAGGTCAATAGCAAGACCCCAGCCGTGGTTAGAACCCGACTTACCTGTTGGGTCTGGCGCTGCTGATGGTGCTTTACCTTTCTTAAGAATCCATGTCTTGTTGTCAAACTTGCGGGTGACTGTCTTTGGCTTGCCGAGGCGAGGGTCGTTAGGCTTGGCTACTTCGTAGCGGTCCATGAACATGGCGAACTGTCCGTCATAGGAACGGTAGTCACCGATGTTGCGGAGTTGAATACCTGCTGCCATCGCTGCGTCATACATTTTGTTGAACGCTTCGGCTGCTTCTTTATACATTTTGCCACCAGTTTTGACACGGACAAGGAGGTTCTTGTCAAGGCGACCATTGATTTGACCTTTCAAACCTGCTGGTACTACTAACTTTTTATATGGGAGTGTCTTTGACATTTTTATTCTTCTTCTATCCCGATACCAGCAGCGATGGCAAGGATGTTAATAGCGAAAGCAACTGCGCTAATGTATAGAGCCTTATCTAGCGTGTCGCCAGACAGGGTGATAAGCATAAGTCCAGTGCTGGTCAACCATAGTGACAGGCTGATGATGGCTCCTAGATATTTACGCATAGGTTGTACTTTATCACTTTCGTTTAGTTGGGATAACCATGAGGGATGTCATGATTGTGATGGCGATGAGGGCACGGCGGGTACTGACAGGTACCGTTGAACCAATAGGGACATAGGTGTCTATTGCCCCACCGAAAACATTGACCGATGCTTCAAAGGATTCACGGACAGCAACGGGTGCGTCTTGTACGGCTGAGACAAGAGCAACCAGTTGTTCCTCACTTAAGTCATCAACTACTAGAGCATCAAAGACTTGGGTTGCTTCCTCTGCGGTGATAGTAGCCAATGTTTCAGGGTCGGTGGCTAAAGCAACTGCTTCTTCAGGGCTTACGACAGGAGGGACAACGACGGCTGGTATTGTTGTTGTCGTAACTTGTACAGGAACTTGTACAACTGTGGAGGTAGTAGATGTACTTGTTGTTGTTGGTGCCAGCGTTGATGTTGTCGTGGTTGGCACGGTTGATGGAGGCACAGTTGTTTGAGGAATGGGAACAGTAGATGTGGTGGTTGTTGGCAACACTGTGGTTGTTGTGGGCGTTTCTGTTGTGGTGGTGGTAGATGTACTTGTCGTGGTTGGTGGCAGTGTTGTTGATGTTGTTGTTGTACTGGTCGTTGTAGTCGTACTGGTAGTAGAGGTAGTAGTCGTTGGTTCCTCAGTAGTTGTAGTGTTCGCTGGTTGCCCATTGAAACTCAACTCGTACCGTTCATTCCAGCCAGGGCTACTACGCCACACATCAGCCTGATAACAGCAAGTACCTGCCCGCAGGCGATACCGACCTGGCTGTACTTCTATAGAGATATTGGATTGCAACCCATAAAAGTCGTCGTTGGTTACTAACTCAACACCTTGTTCGTCGTATAGCCACAGTTGAGGGTCAGAGTTGAACCCGTCAATGTAATATGTCCGTGCTTCAAACTGTGTTGGCACGGTGTATTCAAACCAGTAATCCGTTGGACTAGTGATGATTGGATTTTCTGCACTGACATCAGATGCCAGAAACAGAATGGAAAGTACAACCCCTACGAGGGCGTAACGGCTACCCCTTTTTGCCGAAGGCTGCTGCAACTTCTTCTTTAGTGAGGGTTCCGTCTTCAGACCATGAACGAAGCAACGCTTCAGTTACTTTACCTGCGGCTACAACACCTGCGATGGCTGCTGACTTCCAGAGTTCAACTCCGAAGATTGCGCCACCTGCTACGGCTGCGAGTGCGGATGAACCGACTACCCCAAA